GGGTATTGTTATATGTTGAGTTTGGTAACCATCCACTATAAGCACCATCTGAATCTTCTGTATCTTCTGTTCTTTGCATTTTTGGAGATGGAATTCCTAATGTAACCGTACACTCTTGTGCATCAATCGAGTAATCACAACCTAACACCATGCAATATCTTCCTTTGTAAATAGGATCTACTGTATCATATAGATGCTCTACATAGTTGGATCTGAAGGTCACAATATCTCCTGCTACCAATGTAGCAAATCTGAGAGGTAATCTAACAGATAATCTTTCAGATATGTATAGATCCCAAACTCTTAATCTACGCAGATCTTGAAGAGCTTGAGACTGTCTATTGTCAGGATCACCCAAATAATATAAACTAAAATCACGTTCTATTTCTGAAAGAGCAGGAAGAGAATCAACACGAGATCCATTGTAAACACCACCGGAATAATATACATTTGTGAAGTTATATTTGATATATGTTGTTCTATAGATGTTTGATATATCCGGTGAAAAGAAGTCATGTGATAATACATCAATAATATCATAATCAGATATCTCTGCTCTTAGATCAGGTGTTTTTCGTGTCTCTATTCCTTCGGGATCTGTACATGCTCTAATAGATATAGAATCCTGTCTGTAAACGGGAAAAATACCAACTGTCAAAAAGATATCTACAATAGATCTGAATCCATTTGATAGAGGAGATTCAACCGCGAAACCTATATCATAATCTGCACCTGTCGATCTTGTTATCTCTTTGCTTGCTCTTTTGGCATCTGATACATCAAAGATCTGTTTGTCAATCTTCCCACCGATAGACCATTCAACAGGGTAAATATCAAACTCTCCATTGTTACCTGTTCCTGTACTCGTTAGAATACTTGCAAGGATCTCATAAGGTTCTCCCTGTAGCCAAGCACAATAACGAACCGTAGACCCTGAAGGTGCTGATACTCTAGATGTATTGTTATATTCTGCTGTAGTGCATCCTGTTAAGGTTGTACTTGTTGAACCTGTCCAGAATACATAGAAGTCTACTGATCCATTTGTAATTCTAGCAATACCCTTTGATCCTGCCTTCTTAAAAAAAGAGGCGTCTGTTAGATTCAAAGTAGTATCGGAAGTACCAAAAGAGGATGTACTTGTTGTTGTTTGTCCTACTTCATAGAATAAAGAAAAATGAGGTGGATCTGTATCTGAAAAAACTGTTCCTGCCCTGGTATCAAGTGAGGTTTGCAAAGCAGATAATAGATCTTTAAATCCCAACGAGAATAGACCTCTTTGCCCTGATATCGTATCTAATGATCCTATTGCTAGGTTTCTGAATCCTTGTCTATTGATTGAACATTGAAGAACTGCTATCTGTCCTCTTCTCATCTTTGGCAATATTGATCTAATATCACCCGATAACTGAAGAGAAAAACCACCAAATGAAACACTCCACCTTTGAGGTATTACCCTTGATCCTGTTATCCTTACAGAACCCCTTGCAATCTGTATATTCCCTGCATCATCCTCAACAGAAAAAGGTTCTCCAAGTGCATTGAGAACACCAACAAACTCCAATCTATATCTTACATATAGAGAAGATCTATTCAAAGATCCGACAAATTCAAGATCCCAACTCATACTATACTCTTGCCTTGCTGTCTTGCTATCTCGTTAAGTATTGCAAGACCTTGTATTCTGTCAGTGCTAGAAACACCTCCTACATTTGTAAACGGATTAGAACCACCTGAAGCAGTAGGAACTTCTGAAGGTTTGAAGTTTGGAGATCTATCAATCCCGTCAAAGCCTGAATGAAAGTTAAATAGTGTATGTGTATCTAGATACAATCGTACATTAAGAGAGAATAAACGACCTCCTTCATTTGTTATGATGTTCTGTCCTATGTCAGTAGCTGCCCTTCTTAATGTAGGCCAAAAACGATAATATCTTAAGAATGCTCTCTCAGGATATGTATATGCCATCTTAGGATTAAATGTAATATTTCCACCTGTAGAAGAAGAGAAGGAACCATCAACACCTGCGATCTTTGACTTCTCAATGATAGAAGTAGGTGAATCTGTCTGTATTGTTACATAATCACCCGTAACTGGTAGATTTGCACCTGTGATATCTTTGAAAGGGTTTGAGCCTAATAACTGAGTAGATGAATTTTGCTCAACTGTATTCAAAAAAGGATGAATGTATGCCTTATCTGAATCTGCACAAAAAGAAACGTAACCGCCTCTATCTAGATGATTCTGCATAGATTCTAACTTAATGGCAAGATCCTCACCTAATAACATTCTATCTCTTTGAATCGTTACAAACTCCCTTTGCAATCCATGTGATAGATATCTTCTTCCTCCTCTAGATATACTCTCAGATACATCGTATTGATATTCAGAAAAGAGTTCTCCTAACTTCTCACCTAGATCTATTGTTCTAAGTGATCGAGCATCAGGCTCCGGAAAATAATAAAACTTTGCATTACCCATCATCTACCTCCAAATAAGGGAGAAGTAGAAGATCCAAATGTTTGGAACCTTCTCTCAATCTGTCTAACCAACTCATCAACAGCATTCGATTCTACTACAGCCGCATTTATATTTATAGTCATTCCACCCTGACCCATGCCCATAGTCCTCTGTACTGCTTGAGGCATTTGACCAGTTTCGGGTACGACGAACTCCCCACGATGCAACATAGCAAGACCTTCATCTGCTCCGGTAAACTTGATGCCACCTCTAGCAGAAGGAATAAATGGTCCACCTCCTCTTTTAGATGCAATGCCAAATAAAACATTTAATCTTCTGTTGAACTCAGCAACACCCTCGAGGGTTCTAGATGCTCTTGCTTCTCTTCTCTCCTGTCTTCCTTCTTTCGTAAAAAGAGACTTAAAAAAATTCAACGTGTTATTGAATTGCTCTGCAATTCCTTTAAGTAGTCCAAAGATCAAACGATCTACAAATTCAACAAGGATCGGAGGAAGAACATTAAAGAGTATTCTAGGAAGAGCCTGAAGACCTAGTTCTATAGCCTTTGCTCTTGCTCTGATATCTTCCTCAACACTCTTTTCTATCTCTGCAACAGTAGATCCTCTTTGTCCTAGACCCTCGGCAATTTTAAAAACTGCAAGTACACCTGCAACCGCTAAAGATGCTCCTTTAGATAATCCTTTGGATAATGCAGATCCGATCTTTCCTCCTGCAAGACCTAACAATTTAACACCTTTGATAATTGCCTTTCCAATTCCTATTTTAAACATCCTGATGATTCTTTCAAATCTTTTTTCATCCAAAATTTCTATTTCGGCTGCAAAACCTAATTTTATTGACTCCTCTTTGCTAAATTTTGTTAGAGTATTTCCAACTTGATTTTGAAGATTTTCTATCCAACCATTA